AAAAAGGTGGGTTTCTTTAAAGTCTAAACCCACACACCGAAAAATCGACTCGCAATTTTGGCTATAGTTATTTTATGTCGTTATAACCCTACGCAAATGTAAAAGAACGACTGAAATAGTGTGTCCAACTGGCACCTTTCTGTTGGTTCTCGATAAGACAATTCCAATTAAGGGTCTTATTCACCAACCACACCATTTCTTAATTTTTTAAGTTCCTTGATTGTGTTCGCAGCACTAGTATGAAGAATACCAATTCCACCATGTTCTTCCCAAGCATCAAGGTTTTTCTGTCTGTCATCAACGAGGACACTTCCCTCTATTGCGAACATACCTTTCTGACTACCAGTCATAGTACAAGTGACTACCACTGAAGGACTTACATGTTCTCTTATCCACTCGTTCTTATCGAACACTACCAACTCTCTGTTGATAACACCTGCAGCAGTCAAGATTTCCCAAGGAAGTCCTGTATGTCTGATGTATGCAACTAAGTCATACATATCTGGCATAGGTGGTAAGTTTCTGAACAACCTTTTGTTAGTTAGTTCTTCCTTCCTTTCGTCATAGTCGTTATGACCTTGGTCGGTATTAGGGAATTCTCTCCCTGTCAATGTTTCAACACCAGTGTTGAAATCTGCTAGTACTCCGTCCATATCAACGAAGATTCTTTTTATTTCTTTATTCTCAATCATGTATACATTATAACAATAAAGCGGTCGCTTTGTCAAGCGTTTTAAGTGTTTTTTCTAGTCTTCCTGCCTCTATTTCATCAGGTATTCCAGTGGTCAGGATTTGTCGGACATGCACCATTTCATGTGCAAGGGTTATGAATCTTTCGTTATCATATTTAATGAGTATGTCTATTTCGGTATCTCCTTTAGAGAATTCGACTAGACCTTTTTGAGGCATGGTAGGGGGCAGTCTTTTGATGTTAACAACACCAAAGAGGGTCGAAATGTTTAGTTGTTCTGCCAAGAAAATGGCATTATGCAACATCCACTTGTCTTTACAATATATCTCCATCGTCTATTTCATCATCATAAGAATCACCACAGAACGGACAAAACCTTAATTCATGGTCTCCGTCATGTTCGATTTCACATTCACACATACAATTATCACAAAATTGAAATTCTTTTTCCATTACAGTATATCCTCATCAAAGGTTGTTCCGTCTATTGCTTTTTGTGTTTTGACCATAATCTTATCGAATGCCTCTGGAAAACCTGTCACCTTTCCATTAACTGTTAAGTATGGTGGTTTCGCCTCTACAGAGGACTTTTCTACATCTAATCCTACTATGTATGTTCTGACTGTTTGATATTCTCTATCAACCATTTTCATAAGATGTTCATATCTTTGACAAATCAATTTGGTTTCACCGACTTGGTCTACAGTTGCAGGAAGATATAATAAATACTCGTTCATTATTCTACCAACAGTTTTCTATTGTTGTGCCATTCTTGTAGGTTATCAAAACCACCTATTGCTTCACCATCAATTCTAATTTGTGGGAAAGTTCTTGCAGTTGGAAATTCTTCGAAGAGTTGTTCTCTTGTAAAATCCTCATCTAACATTTTGTAGGTGTACTCATATCCATGTTGTTCACATAGATTTTTTGCCTTTACACAATAAGGGCATGCTGGTTTACTGAATATTTCTATCATAATAAGTGTTCACTCCTTGTTTTCTTAGCAGTATATATTGTTCCTGTCTTACGACCATAATAAGGTTCTTTCTCTACACCTTTAGTACCCTCATCAAAGAAGAAAAAGGTTATTAGTGCCACTAGTGCCAACCAAAGTATTGCTATTAATACAACTGCGTCTATCATAATTTAAAGTCCTCGAATGTAGTATCATCTACATCTTGTTTTATGCCACCAATGAGATAAGATTCAATCTCAGTCTCTTGTGGTGCATTTTGTAATCCTCTACTGTTAAACCAATGTTGTGTCCAAGGTAAAGGATTGTTTGTTGAACTTATATCGTAAATCGGATTTAGACCTATTGCACGAAGTCTTTTGTTTGCAATAAACTCTACATATTGACCTAGTAAAGGTACGGATAAACCAATCATAGAACCATCTTTAAATAAGAAGTCTGCCCATTCTTTTTCCTGTTCTACTGCATCTTCATATAACTTGTACACTTCCTGTTCACAATCTTTCATAACCTTGTTCATCAACTTATCGTTTTCTTGTTTTTGATAACATTTCAGTATGTGTTGTGATATAGCAAGGTGTTGTGATTCGTCTCTTGCAATCAGAGAGATAATCTTTGCACTTCCTTCCATTAGTTTGAGTTCACCGAATCCAAAAGAACATGCAAAGGATACAAAGAATCGTATTCCTTCTAAGATGTTGACTGATATCAATGCAAGATATAGTGCCTTATATAAATCGTAATCCTCTACTTTAAGACCTAGTAATCTTCTGCGACCAAGTTCAATAAAGTGGTCATACTTCTCTGTAACCATCTCTGCACGTTTTACAATTGCAGGTTCATCTAATATGGTATCAAAGATATCACTAGGGTCTGCATAAATGTTCTTAATGATATGTGTATAACTTCTACTATGAATAGTTTCCATGAAGTCCCATGTAATAATACAAGACTCTAGTTCAGGCAAGGTCACGAATGGTAAGAATGCTATGCTTGGTGCCCTACCTTGAACTGAGTCGAGTAAAGTTTGATATCTTAGATTAGATGTAAAGATATGTTTCTGTGCTGATGTGAGTGTTTGATAGTCTGCTCTATCTTTCTGCAATGATACTTCTTCGGGTCTCCAAAAGAAACTCAATTGTGTTTGTGTTAGTTTATCAAATATTGGATATTTAAAATCATCAAATCTTTGTGTATTTAATTCTTCACCAAAGAATATCTTGTTCTTTGTGAAGTCTACATTCTTTTTGTTAAATACCGACATTATATTAAATCCTCGTCTACCTTTCCTGTTAGATATGCATAGTTATTTACATATACATGTAGTTCATTATCATTTGCAACTCTTTCATATACATCCTGTGTCCAATTTTGTAGGTCACCTTTGCCTTCTACTCTTTCCTTAGACCATCTATTTTTATTTCCATCCCAATCTAATACAGATTTTCTACTGTTGGGTGTATTTCCATCCGTATACTGAAACTTTGGCATTCGAGTCATCTTACTTCTTTGGTTAAAAAAATGTATGAACATATGATAACTATAGTCACCCATTAGAGTATTTCTCCAATGTGGTATATTTGGTCCTTGATATAACAGAACATCTCCCACTTCAAGGTCTACTGATATACCTCTTTGTGGTTTGACATCTTGTGTATTCTTTTTGATGAACTTCTGACCCCTACGGTCATTATGATTCACCCAATTATACTCATTGTTTAACCATATCTTCCAAGGTGTATTATCATCTGTATTATATGCAAGAGGAAATGTTAAACTAATCTCACACGATGGTCTATCTGTATGTGCTGATAGTGAAGCACCTCTTACATATTTTCTACTATAAGAATATGTTTCTTGTAGATTTAAATCAATAACACTATCAAGTTTATTCTTTAGATATCTATGTATCCCAACTGCGGGAGGAAAGTTATATGCACCATGAGATTTATTTCTTTGTTCTTCTGGTGTAGAGTGTGTCAACTCATCTTCAGGTCTGAATATTGCATTGTATTGTTCTTCATCATTTTCAATACATCTCCATGTATCCATAGTCATGTTAATTATTTCTTTTGGAATAAAATCCTTTAAAACGACATATCTGTTGTTAACAAAATCTAAAGTTGTTTGATTTGTTTTACCACCCCATTTGAGTTTATCTTCATCTTTACGATTATTCTCTATTGGTATATCAAAGTCATATAATCTATCTTTATCCGATTCTGTTTTCAAAATAAAACCCCTCTAGGTGTTGTGTGTGATTGTGGTGTATGTCTTTTTAAGGATTCTAACACACAAAAATTACAACTAATACTATATCTATAATCTTCTTTGCCCAATACTGGTTCTGTATAATGTATTAATGATGATGGAAATATATACATGTCACCCTCTTTTGGATTTACCTCAAGGAGTTTGTTATTAAAGTTATCTCTGTCTTTCCAACCATAATCAAAAAACAATTTTCCATTGTGAACATAATCTCCCATATTAGTTTCATATGTTATATGAGGTGTTTCAGAAATATTTAATTTAGTAAAAATTACACATACAACATCAGCAGCTTCTTGATGATTGTGTGGTGGATTATACTCAAATTGAACTTGTTTATTGTACCAACTATTTTGTAATTCTACATACTCATTTGAAGTATAGGTTTCGATTTGTTTTTTATATTTTCCACCATCTATTGATTCTAAATATGTGTTTACATACTGACATAGTTTTTTATCTATGTTGTTGTTTTTTAACTTATCGAATATCCAATTTTCTTCTTTTATTAGTCCTACTAATGCACGATTATATTTTATATCTGAGTCTAAACAGATGTTATGTAATAGTTCAACAAAATCTGGTTCAAGAGTGACCTTTGCTACTCTTGGACCGAAATAATCTATTACATTCATATCAGATTGCACATGCATCACAGTCTTCCTCGTCTTCACTCGGAGGAGAATCCATCATAGGTGGTATGTAATCATTCATACCAGAGTTCTCATCCTTAATAACATCTTCTGTTTTACCATCCATAGTGTTGTGATAGTAAGATGTTTTCCATCCGTATTTATATGTATTCAATAAGTCTTTTGCCATAACAGATATTGGTACTTCATTGTTCTCATAATTCTCAGGATTGTATGACCAATTACCTGATATTGCTTGGTCAAAAAACTTCTGCATCACTGCAACAACTTTGATATAACCCTCGTTAGATGGCATGTCCCATAGTAAAGTATAGAAATTCTTTAATTGTTGATATTGTGGTACAACTTGTTTCAATGTACCTTTCTTACTCTTTTTAACTGACAAGTGGTCTCTAGGTGGTTCTATACCATTTGTTGCATTTGATACAACACTAGATGATTCACTTGGCATCTGAGCAGTAAGTGTAGAATGTCTTAAACCATGAACTTTGATTCTTGTTCTTAATCTTTCCCAATCACACTTGTAATTAGGTTTAACTAAGTCATCAACATCTTTTTTATAATGGTCGATAGGTAGTTTTCCTTCAGCATATTTTGTATATGGGAAACCCTCACACTCACCTTTCTCTGATGCAACCTGATTACTTGAACACAATAGTTCGTATTGAAATTTCTCTGTTAGTTCATGTATGAGTTCTAATGATTCTGGTGAACCATATTCTACTTTGTTTTTCGCAAGAAAATGTGCAAGACCGATGTAACCAATACCAAGACTTCTTCTTGCCTTAGTTGATTTCTCGGCTGCTTTCACAGGATACTCTTGGTAATCTATCAGTTCTTCAAGTCCTCTCACTGCTAAATCACACAAGTTAGACATTTCTTCCATCTTAATAGTACCTACATTGATTGCAGATAATATACACAATGCAATTTCACCTTTACCGTCTATGTGTTCAATAGGGTCTGTTGGCAAAGTAATTTCTTGACAAAGATTACTCATGTTCACTTTGTCAAGGAAACTACTATGTGTATTGCAGTGGTCTATATTCATAATATAGATTCTGCCAGTCTCAGCTCTTTCTTTTAATAAATCTGTAAATAGTTCTCTTGCACTAACCTTTGTTTTTGGTATAGATGTCGCTCTCTCATACTTCTCATACAACTCATCAAATTGTGGTGTTCCAAATGCCTCATAAAGACCTGGAACATTATGAGGAGAGAACAATGTTATCTCACCGTTTGCAAGAAATCTTTTGTAGAACAACTCTGATAACTGAATCGAATAATCTAGTTTTCTAACTCTATTGTCTTCAGTACCTTTGTTGTTCTTTAATACTAGAATATCTTCTATTTCTTGGTGCCAAATTGGAAAGTGAACTGTTGCGGACCCACCTCGAACACCGTTTTGTGTGCAACTTCTAACTGTTGCCTCAAATTTTTTAAGGAATGGGATAACTCCTGTATGTTGGACTTCACCACCTCTAATTTTAGAACCAAGTCCTCTAATTCTTCCTGCGTTAATTCCGATACCCGCTCTTTGTGCAACATAACGTCCAATGGCCATATCACTGCTGAATATAGAGTCGAGTGTGTCGTCTGAGTCGACAAGAACACACGATGCAAATTGTCTAAGTGGTGTTCTAACTCCTGCCATAATTGGTGTTGGTATAGATATTTTGAATGTAGAGATTGCGTCATAGTATTTTTTGACATATTCTAACCTTATTTCCTTATCGTAATTTTGGAATAGAGTCATTGCAATTAGTATATACATGAATTGTGGTGTCTCATAGACTAGGTTGATTGACCTATCTTGCACAAGATATTTGTCTACAACCTGTTGCAATCCTGCATATGTAAAATCAAAGTCTCTATTATGTTTGATGTAGGTGTTGATTTTATCAAACTCCTCATCGTTATACTGATTTAGGATTTCCTTATCGTAAACTCCATAATCAACATTTCTGTCCACTATCTCTTTAAGAGGTGGGTATATCTCTGAATCTTTCCACTTTGTATTGAATACCTGTTTCTGAATACCAAATAATAGTAGTCTTGCAGCTACAAATTGATAGTTAGGTGATTCAAGTGATATCAAATCACTTGCACTTTTTACTAATATTTTTTGAATTTCTTGTGTTGTTATACCATCATAAAACTGTAAACCACTATTCATTTCTACTGATGATTCTGATACACCTGCAATGTCTTTACATGCCTTATGTACCATTCTATGTATTTTATCTAGGTTTATCTCAACTTTTGAACCGTCTGACTTGACTACTTTGATTTCTGAATTCACTTCTTCTTATACTCCTTAAATTTCAATTTTGCTGAGAGACCATTATATGTATTAGAAGTAATTATATCAGTGATATCTTGTGGAGTCAATCCACTTTGTATCATATCATTCACATCTTTTAATCCAGATACTCTTTTATCTGACCAGAGACATACTGACCAACCTAAATCAATAACTTCGTCTATCTTTTTTAATATCTCTGTATTTCTTGGTTCATTGTCATAAATGAGTATCGCGTTATCTTTTATACTATCATCTATCTTTTTGAAATCACTACCTGCAACTGCTATAGAGTTGGGTAGGAATAGACTGTCTATCGGTCCCTCAGTGACATAGATAGTCTTTGATTTGTCCACATTATTATAGTTGAAGATGAGTGGAACATCATCTTGGAATCTCATAGTAAGATATCTAAGTGGTGAATCATTGATTGCACGACCTGTTATCCCTAATAACTCCCCATTCTCATTAACGAATGGCAAAATGACTCTAGGGTCATTACCAAGAACTCTCTCTTTATACTTAGTATGTAGATGAGATAGAACTTGTGCGTTGTCTACAAACCAGAGTTTCTTAATTACTTCATCTGGTATGTTTCTTGCCTGTAAATAGTCTCTACTTACAATTCTATCATATGCACCATGACAAACTGCTTTAAGATTCTCTACTGACATTGAATCAACATTTTTATTTAGTAAATCTGAATTGGGAGTGAATTTGAATGTATTCGAAGAAGGCATCTTCTGTTGTCGTTTCGGACCTTTTCCACTTTCTTTTAACCATTCTTTAATATATTCTTTATGTATCACAGGAAAATTATCTTTAAGAAAATTCACTGATGATGTAGATTTACCACAATTGTGACATTTGAAGATAAAACTTTGCTCTACTGCAAAATGATATCCTCTCGCTTTATGTTGATTTTTTGATGAGTCACCACAATACGGACATCGGTGATTCAATGTATTATCGTTCTTCCATTTAGCCAAGTCAAGATTTGACACGACCATTGAAAGGTATTTCCTTTCTAACCATAGCATAACTACTATTATACTATGGTTAGTCTGGAATTACAAGTGGTTTTTAGCCGTCTATTAGTGCTTGTAAAGTTGCGATTTGAGCGGTGTTTTCGGTGACTGAAGCATCATAAGCGACTTTTGATGGGTCGTCTGCTGCCATGTCCGCGTAACCATCTGGTTGAACAGGTGCTCCTGCTCCCTCAAACCAAGCTTTTCTACCCGCTAAGTCATCCATTCCTGGAATCGTAGGGGTATCGTATCCTTCTGGTGCTGCCATGATTGTTCTCCTAAGTTAAATTTAACACTTTTATTTAGGTTTTTTCATGTTTAGAATTCTATCTTTTGGTACTTGTAAGACATATCTATTCTCTACAGTCTTTGGTTTGACTGTACCTGTCTTAGGATGTGCTATAAGACCTATTGATGTTATCAATAAGAGAATAGCCAAAGGGTCAAAAACAAAAATGATAGCAAAAATAACCCATCGAATTGCGTTATCAAGGTAATCTCTTGCTGTTTCTTGACCATATATGACTTCAGCAACATATTTAATTGGTCCAACTTCTCTCTCAAAATTTAGTATCTCCTGTTCAAAAGGGAATTTTTCTTCTTTGTATGCACTTATTTTATCATACAAGTCATCTATCTGCAACTGGTATTCTGTTGTTTTTGTAATAATCTCATCTGCATCACCTGTAGATGCATTTTGAAGAGACTTAATCTCTGCATTGGCACTATTGATTGTCTCTTGTGCTTGACTTCTGTATCTATCAATGTTGTCTTGTTGTGCTTTGATATCTGTTCTAATCTGTTCTCTTTGTTCTTTTTGTTGTTCAAACAGTGTATTTGCCTGTTGCACATAGTCTATTGTCTGTCTCTCATCACCTTGGAAGAGACCTCCTTCATCGGTGGTGATGACCTCAACACCTTTGTTTCTTAATTCATTGACTGCATTGTCTAAGGAAGTCAACTGAGTTCTAAGACTATCTATCTGACCTTGTGCATAATCTATATCTCCTTGAACTCTATCCCACGCACCGTCACGGATGACCTCTTGTTGTTTGATTGATTCTGATACATCTATCTTGGAAGTTCCAAGGGAATTCATTCTTTCCCCTAAAAGTGAAATCGAGTTGTCGGTTCGGGCTATTTGGTCATCTATCTTCTGAATTTCGGATTGTGCAATTGCTGTTTGATATGATGTATCTGATGATGCTTTTGCAAGATAACCGAATATACCAAGTGATGTAATTAACATTAAGATGAATACTGAGAATGTAAGATAGTATTTCATGTAATTTAGTCTATCCCAATATAGATGTAGATAGGCAGCCGTCACAATCTTACCAAATTCTAAGGCACCTGCCATGACTATTACTCCTAAGAAAGCACCTGCAAATATAGTAGCAAGACCAATCACAGAGAAATACGCAGCTATGCCTGCGATTGACATAGAGGTAAATAGGGCTAGGTAATTCAAAAATTTATTCATAATTTACTTGGAGTATTTTTTAATGAGGTCAAACAGTTGTGATGGTTCATACTTGTTTTTCTTCCTCACTACAGGCACATTGGTAGATACTGCTGAACCTGTTGCATTCATAGGTGCGTCTTCTTCAAGTTTTGTGTATTTAAAATACTTCATAACTTGCTCGGCAATTTGATATGCACACATTTTGTCGGAAGGATAATGAACTCCTGCATCAACTCTTCCTTGTGCAGATTTATCTGCGTTTAAATGTAAATTTGTTTTGTGTTCTGGATAGATTGAACTATAATAATGTGCAACTATCTTTGCCTGTAGGGCATGATTAGACGGATATGAAGGTGAATCAGTTGTATCAGTCTCCATGTAGTCATATTTAATGCCTAGTTTCTCTGCAACTTGTCTTGGTCTAGGTCTTTGAAACTTAATCTTATAGTATCTACCGATGTGTTTAGATGCATCTATAATCTTTTCTATGTCATCTATGTCCCAATCTAAATCTTCGTTAGACATATACTCTTTGATATAATAAGAAGTATCATGGTCTGTATTGATATAGATTTTCTTCTTTTCATCTGATAGGTTCTTCATGTTTTCTATCATGCCTTCTATCTCGTTTCTTGTTTGTTTAGATGAGTTTGAGGGTGGTGATGTGACATCAATGTCTTCTATCCAACCATCTCTGAATAGTTTCTTTGCTTCTTTTGGTTTAAACTCTTTGGTTATTTCACCATATTGAAGATTGTCAATTTCTATTATTTCTTTAATATACATCGTCTTGTGTTACCAATACTCTGTCTTCATTGATATAACCAATATAACAAGTTATGCCAAATATCAAACTATGTTCTTGTAAGATGTGAACAGGAGTTTTTTCAGGATATATGATAAAATCTCCTTGTTCATCAAAATTCTGTTTGAGTTGTCTTTTTAAATTATATGTTTCACCTAAATCCAAAGCTCCAACATTATGTGCCTCTGATAACATCTCTGCTTCAAGTACATTTTGGTCTTTGAGATGTCTATAGAACTTTTCACATAGTTCTTCCATCTGGTCTGCATTTAGGTTTTGTTGTTCTTTTAGAAGTGCAAGTGCAATTGCGTAAGAGGCAAATGCAGTCTTACCGAATGGTACTTTTTCTATGATTCTTTTGATGTTGAATACAAGTCTATGCAATATAGTCAATGATTCTTTTTCTTCGGCAGTATTCAACCCTTTAGACTTGATACGATTACCATTCTTATCGATAAGTCCTAGTTTAAATGCGTCAAAGTCTTTCCACTTTGTCACAAGCATTTTTAGAACCTTGAATACTACTAGTGTGTTTATTATACCCATACTTCTATTTATATAATCTGGAGCTACTGGTCAGAATCGAACTGACTACCTGCTGATTACAAATCAGCTGCTCTACCGAATGAGCTACAGTAGCTTATAATTCCCTTAGTCTTTCTGCAAGTGGTAAATCAATATTTATCTCAGGTTTCCAACTTTCATCGATATATCCTAGATACAATAACATTGTTTTGACACTTGGCCAATATGAGTCTTCTTTGATTTTAAACTTTAACATTCTCATACATGCCTCAAAACCAAAGACATTGAATAGTGTTATAAGGTGGTTTAACATGAGTCTTTCTCTCATCTCACCATTTTCGTGATAACGATGTAATAATCGTTTTAGATATCTGAATCTTCGTAAGTCTTCTTCGAAGTCCTCAATGTCGGTGCATTGAGGGTCATCGTAGTTTTGCAGTGCGAATGCACTGAAGTTTTTTGCGGTTAGTTTGTCAAATAGACCCATAATATAATAAATTTTGTGTTTACACTAGTATATAGTGTAAAGGGATTATTTAGATAGAGCCGTATACTTTGTATGAACCAGTTTCTAACATTTCATACTTAACTTTAAGAGAAACGATTTTTTCTTCTTTTTCCATTTCGTCATATGGTGTATCTACTGATTTACCAATGATTTCACCATAACGAGAAAAGTTTAAATCGAATTCACCTGACTCAGAAAACTCCATATCTTCGTTTGAAACTGGATTCAAACCGATTTGTGAAAGTTTTGACTTCATCTGTTCAACGGCTGCCTGTGGATTCATGTATTCTGACACTGCAACATGTCCTAAAACAGCATTAACCCTTGCAACTACATCTGCGTCTTCTAACTCATATGGTGCTTGACCATTTTCGAGTCCTGAGTTTTCAAATAAAAAGTTTTTAAATGATTTCATAATTTTTATCCTTTATTTTGCATCGTAGTAGTTTTTATTTAACTCACCACGAACTATTGTTTCACCGACTTTTCTACACTTAATGTAGACATTTTCAGTATTACCACCAATCGATGTAAATGTTCTAATACCGTTTGCAATCGTTCCGTTAGAATCGGAGTATGTATCTGCATCTGATTTAGTTGCAGTATTCTCATACTCCCAAATTCCACCTGAACCTGTGACTGCTACCCATGCCATGTTGATTAACTATCTGCTAATACAGTATCGTCATCAACATCAGGTGTGTTCACATCTGAGTCGTCATCAAAGTCAGCAACGTCTGAACCCATTGAACCTGAAGACATTGCAACCAATGTTTCCCATCTAGTTCTTGAGCCGACTACTGTTCTTTGTACCCATCCTTCTGATTTAACACCTGCGTTAGCACCAACTTCAGCAGCATCTGCTCCGTATGTGTTAGCTTTTTCCGTAGTGTTAAGAAACTTTGGTTTAGATGCTTCGTTATCTAATAATCCCCATAGTGCCATTTTATTCTCCAGTTTTTAAATTCTATGATGCAACTTTTAGTATTGCATCGTATGTTTTTTTGAAAGATTTAGCATCTTTTGCTAATAATCTAATGTATTTATCCCTTATTGGTGCTTTAACCTTCATTAAAGTGTCGTGAACTAAGGCAGCTTCTTCACCTTTCACCTTAGTTTTCTTGTTATCCTTAGTTTGGATTTCACCATCTCTCTTTGTATCAGTAAATTTCTTTAACTGAACGAAGATGTTATTGTCTGCCCAAGCAGCCGAACCACTGGACTTATCATTCCATGCATCAAGAGCTCTTTGCATGACTTCATCTTCTGAAGCTTCTGAGTATTTACCACCTGCCATTTTAGATATTTTATCTAACTTTGCTTCGAGGTCTTTCTCATTCTTTGCTTGTGCAACTGCACGAGCAATCTTCTTGTTTCCTGCATCAGACATCATTGAGAAATCTGATTGTCTTTCCATAACTTTTCTAACTTCTGTAGCTTTCTCTTTGACATAACCAAGTTTTCTAATCTTCTCTTTGAAGACTTTATATCTTGCATCTGTTGTTAGAGTTGTTTCCATTACTTCGCCATTACCTTATGTTTTGTAAGTAGTGCTTTATAGTTTTTAGATGCGTCTTTGAATAACTTACCTCTTCTCTCATATTCTTTTCTTTGAGAAGTACCTTCATCACCCATAGGAACAAATACTCCGTCCCATCTTAAATCGTATTCCTTTTTTGCATCCATAATTTGTTTCTGAACATTATCTGGCAACTCTTTTAACTTGTTTACATTTACCATTTCGACCATTAAGTCTTCTTCGATTACTTCCACTTCTTCTTTGTTTAAAATCTTTTGAGTGTTTACTTTACCAATCAATGAGAAGATGACATCTCTTGCTTTAAGGACTGCTTCGTAATCTTTGTTATACTTCTTGTCCTTAAGTTCTTTGTCACCCATCTTTACAATAGACTGATACCCTTTTAGAACTGCCTGCATGTCCTTAGACAACTTCTTCAATGCATCAACTTCTTGTTGTTTGATTTCGTCCAGTTCTACTGGTGTATTATGTTCTTTAATTATTTGTACTAAACTTTTATATGACATATTATTTCTCGTCAAAATGTGTGATTGTTGAAGGGTCACCATATGATGATTTACCTCTTGCAACTGCATCAAAGTCTCTAAGATTCTTTTTAGTCCCTGTTAAGGTCACATGAGTATCACTTCCACTTTTCTTGAATGATACTTTTAATCCCATTCTACTTGCACCTTTAAATTTTTGTTCTTCAGGTTTCTGCATTCCTTTAACTTTGTAAACAATCATCTCTTCGTTAAGGTTTTCTTCCCACATTTCTCTGTATGCATCCATAACAGATTCATTTTTCTTTTTCTTTGCGATTGCAATTGCGGCCTGTTGTGCAGTTGCATTTTCTGTTGTTAGAACTTTAGGTTTGAATTTCTTTAACACTTCTTTGTGTTGTTTAGTCATGTCGTTTTTACCAGCATCGATTGCTAGTTCAAATTGACTTAAACCATCATCATTAATGTCTAATTCAATTCTCTGTTGACTTTTAAAGTAGTCTAATGCCTTCTGAGCATCTCTTTTGTTTCTGAATTTGTATTCTGCATACTCTACTTTTTCTTGTATGTTATCACCTTGTTTTAGAAGTTTCTTAGCTGCATTTCTGTCGTGATATGTGAACTCATGGTCTTTCTTAGTCTTGTCGTCTCTTACGATGTAACCTTTTGGAGTCATCTTGGTGATTTTACCCATGTACTTGGCACCATCTTTTTGGTAGTAATCTACTTCTGTACCAACTTTAATTGAGTTCTTAGT